GACAGAATTCTCCTTCGTTTAATTCGTGTATGTGTTTCAATTAATGTAAGAATTTAAGCTTATATTTAGTTGATTCTATCAATGCTACAACGTTATCTATCTCGTTTTGAATATAACTGTCTTGAGGTAGATTCTTTCTCATTGTCTCTACGTATTGGCATAGTGCTTCGAAGTAAGTCAATGGTTGATTGTCTTCTTTGAATTGAGCAGGACTAGTATATCCTGAAATGATACCATATCTGCCTTGAAAAGTCTCTACTAATCCATCTGTAAGATCTACTATTTCATCGTAATATGTTCCTAATGCCATGTGAGTGGCAAAAGAATCTGTTTGAAGATGGAAGATGTGAGCTTGAGTACGACTAGCAAACAAGGTCGATATAAACTTTACATATTGTTCCATTATTTTTTATTTTTTAATGATTGTTTTAATTTTTTAAAGAAACTCTCGTCTAATTTTTCTTCGATAGGTTTTTTAGATTTCTCTATTTTCTCTAACTTAGTCATTAGATCATCTAATTTACCAGTAATTATCGCAATTTGTTCTCTGTGTTTGCTTGCATTTTTAGGATCTTCTTTTGCCATATCCATGTGCTCTTTTCTTTTCTTCTCTATAGCATCGATAGCAGATTTTATTTTTTTAGTCGTGACTTCTTTTTTCTCTTCAAGCGCATGCTGTCCTTCCATATGTGTTTCATACATCTCAGTAGCTATTTTTTGCGCAGTTGGTTCATCTGCAAATACAGCGTGTATTTGATCTGGTACAAGATTATATGCTCCCAATCCTACTAATGGATCTATTGGTTTTACAAGGGAGGTCATTTCACAACCTGAGTATGGTTTTTGAATTGCGTAAACTTGGTTTAACGATCCATCTATTGGATCTTTTAATTCGTCTTGTTCTTTAAGAGATTTTTTCGTTGATTTTTTATTTTCAGCGTGTATCTGTAGTGCTGCAACATAATCTTTTAGGCTTCCCTTAGTGCATCCTACTTTTTCACCACGAGAACCATCTGATTTCTTTTTGTAAACGCACTTATTTTTGTGATCTATTGAATATGGCATATCTTTTTTATTAATAAATATTTTAAATATCGATCTGTTTGAGTTTTTCTATATTTGATTTTATTTCTTCGTACATTTTTGTTTTGTCTACCTTTCCCCAACTCTCTACGTCTCCTGATTCAGTCACAAAAGAATCATTTTCTTTAAGCCAAGCCTCTAATCCCATTTCAAACTCTTCCAAACTTGCATTTTTGTTTTGATTTAGAAAACTTTTTTCGTATTGTTCGTATTTGCCTTCTATTTTTAGCTTAGTTTCCATTTCTGTTACGCAATCCAAGCACATTCCGTGTATAGAATACATTTTTTTGTTAACATCGTGAATTTTAAACGCTTTTTTGCATTCAGGACAAGTCAATGGAAGAACTACCAATTTTTTTAGATTGTCTAATTTAGTAATTGTTTGTTTAATTCCATTTTTTATTGTCCATCTTTTACCGCTTTCTTCCCAAATATCGCCTTCTTGATAATCTGTATTTCTTTTTTCCCATCCCGTTTGTACTTGAGTTCTATCACCAGCATTGTTACTGATAATATTTCTCATTCTTTGTACAGTGCTTTGAGAAAATTCTTTTTTTAGTGTTGATTGATTCATAGTCGAAACTTTTTTAATATATTAATTGTTTGTTGTGCTGATTTGTGAGTGATTCCGATAGCTCCCAGCTCTTTCCAGGGTGCTAGGTTTCTGTAGTAATCGTCTATCAGAATAGAGTGCTTTATTTCAGACTCTGGAAGTCCCTGGATAGCTTCTTCTTTGTGGCCTGTCTGTTTATACATGATATCGCTTGGACCAGGCTTTAAATTTTTTGCAATCCAAATGTCTTTTCCTTTTTTAGCGTATTTAAATGTACTCGGACTAGATAAAATTATTGGTTGATATTGAGATATATAGGCCCATAATTCAAGTGCTCCAGGAAATAGTGGCATTTTCGCCCAATAATCTAATCCAACATCGTCAACTGCTTTTTTCATGAGTTCTGGTCCTTTTAATTGAGCATATTCTCTTGGATTCATTCCATAATAGTGATCGAATTGCGCTTCAAAGTCAGTTAAAACACCGTCCATATCGCAATATATAGTGAATCTAGATTTTACTATGGACTCTGCCATAGAAGTTAACTTAGATTCATATATCAATTCGTTAGACTTGCCATAATTTCTCATTAAAATACCTGATATTGAATTTGCTTGATTCTCTATCTCTGATCCAGTTTGCCCAGAATTTGATTTTATCATTCCCAATTCATTTTGTCTGTGATGAACAAGTTCGTGAGAAAGAGTTCTAAGTATATCAGCTAAATTTCTATTGCCTATATAAACTTTTAAGAAATTATTCGAAGGAATATAGTGTCCAAAACTTCTTGAATTGGTAGCCCAGGATTTATCTTCGGTAAATTCTATTTGCGGAAGACGATCTATTTCTAAATTAGTCTTGCAATAGTCTATAAAATCTTTTATTATCTCTAATCTCTCTTGGGTTTGCATTTATTTCTCCAATATTTTTGTTAATAAACCAAAAACCTCTTTTGCTTTGCCTTTATTGTATGCTGAAGTAGGGACAAATTTAGCGAATTCATCAAAATTTCCATTTTTTATAGCTTGTCTCATTTGAGTTGCTGATATTCTACCAAATTGATCTGGAATAACTTCTTTTTTTATGTTAGGAAATTTCTCTTGAAGCTTATCGAAATATCCTAAATCATCGGCTTCTTCTTTTGCTGACGCAACATAGATGCTTTTTAAGTCTTCGTTTTGAGCTGCGAATCTAAATATGTCTTTTATAGGCGTGCCTTCTGTTGAAATCTTAACTTCTATCTTATTATTTGGTTCTGCGGCTAAATACGCTTGCCAAATTGTTAAACTGTCTTTAGGAGTTATTCCAAACTTAGTAACGTTACTAATAATAACATATACTTTATTTATGTATGGTCTCTCAGTAAGATATTTAGCTGCTTCGAAGTGTCCTTTGTGAGGAGGTTTAAATTTCCCAGGAAAGAAACATGGACCAGTAGTATCATTTACTTCTTTTAAAAGCTCTTGAATTATTTCTACTCCTATTTGGCTATAATCACGCATTTGCTAATCTATTTATTTTTGCTCTTATCTCTGATGGATCATCAAAATCTATATCTTTCATCATCTGTATTTGAGTAGATATTGTGCTATTTAGATCTTTTATTTTTTGATTCATTTTCTCTCTTTCCTCAGGAGTTTTTTCTTTGCCTTTTACTTTAAATGGTTCAAAAAACTTTTGTTTTACTTCTGGATGTGATGGATCAAAATCAGGAAATACAATGTCTTCTGGTTTGAATGCTTTGTATAATATGAAATCTTCTCCGAATGATTTTCTATATATTTCTATATTATCGAACATAGCAGACCAACTTCTCAATATAATAGATGGCATAAGAGTCCTTCCTCCTTCGTCTCCTCTTTTGATATTTCTACTAAGAGATATATCCGGTGGTACAAATATTAATACCATAGCTGTTTTGTAACCTAACTCTTCTAATTCTTTTTTCTTTTTTAATACTTCATTAGATGATGCGCCCGTTCCGTCTATTATAATATGACTCATGTCTGATTTTGATTTCTCATATTTCGATTTATGAGTTTTTTGAGCTTTCGCCATAGCACTTCCAGCTGCTGATAGATCTTCGGGACCTTTAAATTTTCTAAAATCTAATGGGAGACCAGCTTTTTGTAACAGAGGTTCATATTCATCATCTATATTCAAGATAGTGAAATCTGCTATAGAATCTAAAAACTCTTTTCTGAATGTAGATTTCCCTGCGCCAGCAGAACCCGCTAAAAATATAGCTATAGGTTGATTCATTGCTTCCAATAATAAACTAGAAAGTCTTATCATGCTTATAAATATTTGTATTTAGAGCTTTATAGAGTTAGGCAGTGTTAACATTTCGATTTCTTGTTCAGGGTGCATCATTTTATATGTCTCGTATGTGTGTAAAAACATATCAAAATATTGATCGATAGATTTATCGCCTTCTTTTAATTCCCAACCAGCGCCTTGAATTCTTTTTCCTGTCTTATCAGGACCTTTTTTTGATGATTTTAACCACAATATTCCTACGTTATCAACTTTTTGCATATATCTTTCTTCATACGCTTTTACGTAAGCCGACATCTGTAAAAAGTGACTTGTATGAATAGCTGTAGATGTTTTTATGTCTATTATCCATTTTTTTCCATTTAACTCGACTAAAAGATCAAGTGTTCCTGAATATTTGTGTGTATCTGAGAACATAAATTCTTCTGATAACAATAGAGTTGGTTTATACATACTCCAAAAATCATAAAAGCTAAGAACCATTCTCCAAACATGAGTATTATAATTTACGTGTCCATCTGATTCTATCCAACGAATTTCTTCTCCTTTTAGTATCTTCTCTGCTGCATTATGTACCTGTGTGCCCTCGTCTCCAGCTCGTCTCATTATAAAATCTGCGTTGTGACCAGAATCTTTTAACCAAGTTTCGAAGAATGAGCCTTTTGGGAAATAACCGAGGATAGTTGTTACAGAAGGATAATAGATTCCGGGAGATCTTTGATAGTATCTAGCATCAGGAAGAGTTATTTGTCTTAATTCAGGATCTGTTTCTACGATCATTTTTAAACGTTTATCTCGAAAGATATTGTTTGCTTTGTTTATCATGCTAATTGCATTTTTTTAATGAAGAAATTTGTGAATGTGAGCTGTTCGGCTCTATGTAAAAGGCTCGTAATTGCTTCGAAACCCATATCTGATGGATCTTTTCCGTTTAATTCTATTAAATACACTTCTTTTCCCATATTAATTAAGCTTTCTGCGTATGTTAATGACTCTTTTAGTGCATCATTATCTAATGCTATATAAACAGTTTTGACTTCAGACTCTACTAATTTCATCATAAGAGCCTTTGGGATCGTTTTTCCAAATAGAGGAATGGCATTTCTTTTAATTGCTATGGCATCGAAAGATCCTTCGCATAAAATAACAGGTACTTTCCAATTTATGAGATGCTCAAAGCCTATAATTTCAGTTTTGGAGCAGCTTGGAGCGTCGTATTTAAGTCTTGGTTCCTTTTCAAATGATCTAGCAATGAAATAATTGAGCTGTCCATTTTTATCGTATGAAGGCACCACTATTCTATTTCTATATCGGCCTGATGCACAATATCCCATGTTGTACTTCTTTATATCGCTTTCATTAATATTTCTCTTTTTTAAATAGGCCATAGCATGACGATATTCTAGATTTACGCATTTTGGCATTATGCTAAGCGGTATAAACTCTTCTGGTAATGTTACTTTAATTGGATTATAATCTTCAAGAGAAGTTCTATCATTTTTGAAATATTGTTTCATCTCCTGTATCTTGTCTATAGGTGCTTCTAATTTTTTTAGAAGAGTCACTGGAGATTTGCCTTTGGTTGCTGGATGGCAAGTCCAACAGTTATATTGCCCAGTAACTATATTGACAACGAGCTTTGGATTCTTGTGTTTGCAAATGGGACAATAAAACATGTGATCTGCTTTGTTTTTATCTGGTTTTGCTTTACCAAGAACAGATTCCAGTAGTCCAAGTATGTATTTACTATTTTCCATAATACTAATATACTAATATTTTTTCGAAATTAAAAAGTTTTTTTTCTATGTACTTCTAAAATAATTTTTTTTTATCAAATAATTGTTGTATATTAGTTGTAATAATGCGAAACTTTAAGCTCTATACCGTAGCTTGGTGTGATTCCATGAACGAGTCTTAGATTGAAGAGAACATTCGCTACCAGGTGCTAAGATCAAGGTAACAATGCATCAGGTATACAAAAATAGTTTTAAACGAAAAGCTAATTGAGTATCGATATAATATTAAATCGACGGGGTAATTTCCGCAGGGCATTAGTAATAAATCTAAAATGAAAAACAAAGTCAATAAAAAAAGCTTAACACCCTGATTATATTTATGTCTATGCAACAAGAAAATCTATCAGAAACTCAAATAGAGGCAATATATAAATATCTTTCTATTTCGTACGATGAAATGAGTGAAGATGAGCAAAAAATGTGGGTTTTATTGCTTTCTATACATGATCCTGAATTTGAGGACACCGGAGAAGAATAAAATTAATACTATGAAAATAATAATCTATTCAGTAGATGGATGCGCAGTATGTGAGTCTTTAAGAAATAAATTAAAAGAACTTTCTTTGACTTTTACCGATATCAAATGTAATGGAAATATCTCTATATGTGATACTATAGAGAGTATGACTGGTTGCGAAATGTATCCAATGATTAAAATAGAAACAGCAGCTCTAGAAAATCTAGTAATGTGTATAGCAAAAGATCATAATCAATTGGGAAAGAATTTTAAATACCAAAATAGCATAGTATATTATGTACACTCGATAAATAATATGTTAGATGCGATAAAAAAATTGTAGATTAAATAAAAGATTAGTTATGAAATTTAAATTAACAGCAGAACAGATGGTTGAAAATGTAAATAAATTCTATGAATATATTGACAAATATATAACTGGGAATAGGAAGGAACAGCTTAGAGATTTTTATAAATCAATTGAACAAACGCTTGTTGAATCTCCTGCATCTACAAAAGAAGCTCATCATAATTGTTTTCCAGGAGGATATTTAGATCATATACTTAGAGTTACTGAAATGGCTTTGGTTTTAGATAGAGTCTGGGATAAATTCAATCAAAAGAAAAATTACACATTAGAAGAGTTGGTATTCTCTTGTCTTAATCATGATCTTGGAAAATTAGGAACTAACGATCAACCATTTTATATTCCTAATGATTCAGATTGGCATATTAAAAACCAAGGAGCTCATTATAAGTACAATAATAAGATGACTCATATGAGAATTGCAGACAGAAGTCTATATTATCTGCAACAAGCTAATATTCCAGTATCAGAAAATGAATTTTTAACAATTAAATTGCATGATGGGCTCTATGAAGAATCTAATAAAGCTTACTATATAACGTATTCCCCAGAAGCAGAATTAAAAACAAATCTTCCATATATAGTACACCAAGCAGATCTAGCTGCATCACGAATAGAAAATCAAAACAAATAATAATATGCTTACAACAATTATGTTAATACTTTGGCCAACAACAATAATAGGCTATGTAGTTTATAATCTTTTTAGTAAAAATAAAAAGTTAGAAAATGTAATTATAAAACAAAATAATTTTATAGAATCTATGGTAGCTAATATAAAAGATTTAGATAAGATTGTAGAAAAAATAGACGCAACAATCTGGGTGCAATCAGATCAAGAATTGCTAAATCTTTTCGAATCTGTAAAACAAATCCAATCAAAAATAAAAGATTTCATATCTAATGAGTAATATATCAGAATCTTCTGAGGTAATACAACTTACTAAAAAAGGAGAACCGAGAAAAAGAAAACCCAAAACTAAAAATGTATACTTTACTGAAGATACTGAAGCTGCTATATTAGCTTATCGTATTGCCAAAACGTACGATGAAAAGAATAGAATATATAATGAAAAGATTCATAATGCTTTTTATAAATTAGCCGAGAATATTATACACACATTTAAGTTTTATTATACTGATGTTGACAATATAGAAGATTTAAAATATGAAGTAATATCTTTTCTTTTACAGAAAATAAATCTATACGATCAATCAAAAGGTAAAGCGTATTCGTATTTTGGAACTATCGTGAAAAGGTATTTGATTCTATATAATCAAAAAAATTATAAGAAGATATTATCTAAAACTGATTTTCAAGAAATTCATAACGAAGAAAAAACAATATCTAAATTAATCGAAGAACCAGAATCTTCTGATATTGATAGATTACATGTTTTAGAAATGTTTATTAAAGAAGTTGAAGATAATCTCTTTGACATGTTTGATAAATCAGAAGATCTTAGAACAGCTGATGCAATACTTGAAATATTTAAAAAGAGAGATAACATAGATATATTCAATAAAAAAGCTATTTTTATATATGTTAAAGAGATAACAGATGTACAATCTATTACTATCACTAGAGTTATCAAAAAATTGAAAAGCGTATACAAACGAATATTAGAGTATTATATAAAAAATATAGACAATTGATATTTATTTAAAAATATATGGATCTCGATAAAGAAATATTTAAGGGTAAAAAAATATCTGATCTTGTCAAAGAAGTCTACGAAAAACAAAAGAATCAAGATAATAAGATCTCTGGAGAAATAGAAAGATTATCTGAGTTAATATCTTCTCCTGGAGATGCTATAATCATCGTGCCTTTACTTAAGGGATTTTTTGATTCTAGTTTAAAAAATGACGAAGTTCTAATGAAGATACTTCAGTTATTTCAAAAAGCTGCAGAGAAAACTCAAAGCGCTGATGGTGATTCAAGTATTCTGTCTGAAAAGGATATTGCTCAATTATTTAGCGAAGTAAATTCAGTCATTGTAAAAGATCAGAAAAAATTAATCGACAATGTTTAATCAATTTGATTCTTTACTTTCTCATAGCGGCGGTAGTCCATTCACTATAGCTAGAGTAAAAAAAGTTGTATTAGGAGAATATCTAGTTGATAAAAAACCTAATCCAAATTACTATTCAGAAAAATCAATGGGGGCTATATATTTTGAACCTCTATACAAAAACAAATCAGAGTCTACAGGAGATTCTGCATTTTCAAAGCCAGCTTATCCAATGTTTTCTTTTATAAGACAATACCCAAATATTGGAGAGATTGTTTTAGTATTCCCTGGCCCATCATCAGATTTAAATGATGGCAAAGACAAACAAGATCTTTGGTACATTCCAGCTTACTCTATTTGGAATTCTCCCCATCAAAACGTGTTTCCAGATTTAAGAGAATACGCTGAATATTTAAATACTAAGTTATCGCAACCTGGATATTCAAACTCAGGAAAAGATTATCCAGATATTCCTCAAGGCTATACTTTTACAGAAAGATCAAATATAAAATTTCTTAGACCTTTCGAAGGCGATACAATACTACAAGGTCGTTGGGGACAATCTATTAGATTTGGATCTACTGTATCTACTCTAAAATCTATAAATCCGTGGTCTAAAAGTGGATTAGATGGAGATCCAATTACGATGATAGTAAATTCCCAAAAAGATTTTACTACTGCGGAAATAAATTCTCCTGTTACAGTAGAAGATATAAATAGAGACGGATCATCAATATATCTGACATCTGGTCAAGAAATTTCTATTCTGGATTTAAACTTATTTCCAAACAGATCCTATAGTCAAGGAAAAGCTTTTAATCCTCAAGTTCAAGAAGTTATAACAATAGAAGAAATTCCTAATTCAATAGATTATGTTTCACCATTAGATCAAGACAAAAATACTTATGCTTAATCCTGAATTTCCATATAAAGGTAATCAAATAATAATTTCTTCTGGTAGAGTTCTAATAAATTCTAAAGAAGATGCAATTTTTTTATTTGGAAAACAAATGGTAGCATTATCATCTACACAAACAATAAATCTAGACGCGAAAGAAAAAATATTAATAGATTGTGATAAGATAGAATTGGGCAATAGAGCTGAAATATTTGGTTCACCTATAATAAAGGGAACTCCATTAATAGATCAATTAAAAATACTATTTATAGATCTACAAAGAGCCGCAAGTCTATTACAAACGGTTGCTGAAACAGATCCAGGAGGATCTTTTCAAAATATCTCTGATGCGGGTAACGCTATATTTACTTCATGTCAAAGAATTGTAGAAGTATTTGAAAATAAAGATCATCCACAAAATCCTCTTTCAAAAAATACATACACTAGATAATGGCTTTTAAATATAAATTCACTAAATTATCGTCTAACACTCCTCCTGTTTATATAATAAAAGTATTTAGAGATGGTCAATATGTTTATAGATATAGCGATTATTTAGGAAGTCCTATAAATATAATAGTAGATCACGCAAAAGAATACTTAAAAAGCAAATATGGAGAAGAGGCAAATACTCTATCACCAGATCCTACAATAAATTTATTGGCTGTTTCAAGTGATCCTGAATTTGCAGAGGAATCAAAAAAATTACCTAAAGCTGAAAAAAATTTACAAACAACTACTCAAGCACCTCCAAGTCAAGCAAGCGGTGCATCTACAACAGTTACAGCCGGTAGCAATCAACCACCAGCAAAAGTAGAGCAAAAATCAAATAAACCGGCTGAAGGTAAAAGTTTAGCACAGGGTTTTGGAAAAATAAGTGCAAGTATAAGTAAAATAATAAATAAAATTAGAGTTTCTGTAAATAATTTTTATTACGGAAAAACTAATATATCTACGAATAGTAAACTTGCTAATCCTTTAGATTATGGATTGATTAATGTGCTAAATTTATTAGCATCTATAGATTTGTGTGCTATATTTAGTTTCTCGGCAAACAAATTAGGCAATCAATTTGGTACTAAGCCTTTCAATCCAAAAGACAAGTCAAGTACTAATACCCCTTTAGGAAATACAAAATATCAAATACAATACGCTGCGTATCAAATACAAACAATTATAGATGGTTACTATACTAGTTATGGTGATCTTAGAACTAATGAATCTAAAACGGCTTTAGGACAAGTTGTAACGAATCTTTCTAACTATTTAGAAATATTAAATTCACCCGCAGGTAATAATCCTTTCCAAAATCCAGAATTGCGAACAGCATTTCCTATGATTTCTATATTTGACAATTATTTACAAAACGCTTCAAAATTTTTATCTGTAAATCAAAATATAGGTGGTTTAAAACCCACACAAATTGATAAAGTTTTAAGTTATATAGATAAAACTAGACAAGTTTGTATTTCAATTCAATCATTGAATAATCCTGCGAATTTAATATCTTTTGCTGATACTTTCTTAGGAGCTGGGGTAGCAGATGCCTTAAAAAAATTAGATAAATTAGTTGATCCAAAAAAGATCATTCCACTAATAAAAAAAATTGTTGAAGTATGTAAAAAGATACAATCTGCGTGTAATCAAATATTGGGTTTTATAAATACAGCAAGAACTATTATTCAAATCGCCACTCTTCTAATAAAAATATTCAGAATAATAGTAAAATTCTTTCTTGTTTTGCCGGCACCTAATTTATTTACTACTGTCGGTATTACGACTGCTATGTCTTCAGCAGAAAATAAATTAACCAAGGCGGCAGACAATTTGATAAAAAGACTATCAGAGATAAATTCTATATTAAGTAATATATACTATTTGGTTCAAGACATTTCTATCAAGATAGGTAATATCATAGACATAATAAATCTAATAAAACTTAATTTAGAAAGTTGCGAACCTGGTGTTGTAGATCCACAAATAATTGTTGATCTTTCAACCATCGCCTCTTCTTTACAAGCAACTAAAAAATCTTTCGATGATTTTATTAAGAATTATGATGATAATAAAAAGAGTAAAGATACCTCATATGGTGGATATACGATAGTGATCTTAAAAGAAGAGGTGGTTGATGAAGGAATATCATTACGACGTAGATACGGCGTAGCATTAGATAAATCACAAGTTAAAATAGTACAGTCTACACCAACTTTTGCATCCGACGATCAAATTATTATCCAAGAAGTAAAATTATTATTAAGATCTAAAAATCTCGTACAAGATAGTAAATTATCTTTAACTCCTGAAGAAATATCAATTCTAGAAGAATCTTTAAATTTTTTAGAACAACCAAGTATAGACATAAATGAAGAACCTCAATTTGAAGACGGAATGGATGATCCAGACAATGAAGATACAGAAGGAGATAATTTAGGATTAAACGCATTCGTAAGTAAATTAAAAGGCGGTCGTAAATTAAGAAGAAGAATGAGAAAAAAAATGTCAGAAGCTAAAAATAAACTCGCCGCTGAATTAGCCAAATCTGATAAAGGCGGTAAATTCTCTAATGCGCTTGTTAAAAAACAAAGAATAGGCGCTATCGAAGATGCAATTAAAGCTGAAAAAGAGTTGATCAATATAAAAAAAGAAGATATATCTAGGTTGACATTATTGCTGTCATCAATTGCATTAGCACCTATTGCTATAATTAAAATAAGAAAATTAAAACAAGAAATTATAGATATACAAAAAAATATAAGAAATTTACAAAAACAACTATCACAAGTAAAATCGAGATAAACAAAATAAAATAGTAAAGTAAATTAAATAAAATAATATTTATAACATATGGCAAAAGTAGATTTATTAAGAAAACTAATAAGAGAAGAAGTAAAAGCAGCTCTTAGAGAAGAACTTCCTAGATTGATGAACGAAATAAAGTCTTCTAATACAGGAGTTGATAATGTAATAAAAGAAATGAAAAAACAACAGTTTCCAATTACTCTAAATACTGTTGATACATATAAAAAGAAACAAGATACCCAATTCACTAAATCATCTCATTTAAATGCTTTATTGAATGAAACAGCAATGTCTATGCAACCAGAAGACGTAGAAACGCTAAGTTACACATCTGATATGGTAAATCCAACTACTTTTTTTCAACCTAAAGAAGTAGCAGTGGGAGATATAAATGGAATGTTATCTACAGCACGACCAAGCTCAGATATATCTATGGTACAAATCAATGAAGTGCCCGATTACTCAGGACTTATGAAAAACTTAATAAATAAGGGAGCAATTTAGATATGGCTTATAACTTAAAAAAAATATCTCCGCTAGATCAAAAGCCTTCTACCGCTATTGGAGTAAAACTTCCATTTAGCTATCCCAGTGCTTTTCAATCGGTATACACTACGAAAGAACAGACTAAGTATAATATAATAAATTATCTGCTAACGGATAAAAGAGAGAGACCTTTTAATCCTTCTTTTGGTGCTGGATTAAGATCTAAAATATTCGAACAAATTAGTTCTGACACTTTAGATAGTTTAAAAACTAGTTTAAGATCTCAGATAGAAGCTAATTTCCCTAATATCGAAATAAGCACTTTAAATATAAAAGGAGATCCAAATAATAATTCAATAATCATAGAATTTAGTTATATATTATTAAATACAGCTGAAACAGATACTGCTGTTATAGCGATACAAAATGCATAAAAATGGCAGAAAAAAAAGACATAAAATATTTAAATAAAGATTTTAATACATTTAAATCTGATTTGATAGAATACGCAAAAGCGTACTATCCAACGGTCTACAATGATTTCAATCAAGCTTCCCCAGGCTCTATGTTTATAGAAATGGCTGCTTATATTGGAGATGTTCTTTCTTTTTATCTAGATAATCAGTTACAAGAGACTTTTTTACAATATGCTAAGCAGCCAAATAATCTATATACGATGGCTTATATGCTTGGATATAGACCTAAAGTAACTTCTGCAGCAATTGCAGACGTAAATGTTTATCAAACAATACTTGCAAATACAGCAGGAGGTTTAAATTATCCAGATTTTTCTACAGCTATTACTATTCAAGGTGGAATGCAAATACAATCGAATGTAGATAGCTCAGTTTATTTTTATATCCCAGAAAAAGTAGATTTCACCACTTCATCTTCTTATGATCCCACTACTATAGAAGTCTATCAATCAATATCTGGAGTACCACAAACCTATTTATTGACAAAGAAAGCAAAGGCAATCTCAGGTCAAGTAAAAACTGCGACTTATGATTTCACTAATGCTCAAAGATTTTCATCTATAACTATAAATGATCCGAATATAATTTCAATAGTTGATATAACTGATAGCAGTGGAAATAAATGGTATGAAGTACCATATTTAGCTCAAGACTATATTATAAATTCAGTAGCCAATACGAATCCATCTACTACTGATCAAGTTCCTTATCTAATTCAAAAATTATCTGTCCCAAGAAGATTTACTTCTAGATTTCAATCTAATGAATCTTTGGTAATAGAATTTGGATCAGGAATAAATTCGGTTGCGGATTCAGCAATAATTCCAGATCCTAATTCAATAAGCGTGGGTAAAACAGTCGGTCTAAGTACGTTTACTCAATCTTTTGATCCAACTAATTTTGTAACAACTCAAACTTATGGATTAGCTCCAAAAAACACTACACTAACAATACAATATTTAGTTGGAGGAGGAGCTGTTTCTAACGCTCAAGCAAATCAATTAACAATTCCTATATCTTTTACCGCTACTGGAATAAATCTAACAAGACAGAACACTGTCGCTGTTAATAATCCAACAGCAGCAACAGGCGGAGGAGATGGAGATACTGTACAGGAGTTGCGAATGAATACTTTAGCTCAATTTCCTACTCAGATGAGGGCAGTTACCCAACAAGACTATATGGCAAGAACTTTAAGCATGCCAGCAAAATTTGGAAAAATATCTAAAGCGTATGTTACTAAGGACGATTCTACATTTATGAATTCTGTAGGTCAAGACATGACTCAAAGAGATCAAGTTTTAGTGAGTCTATATATTAAGTTTAGACAGTAATGGAAATTTATCAAAACCTTCGACTTTATTAATGCAGAATCTTCAATCATATTTAAATGATTATAGATTAATGACAGATGCAGTTAATATAAAATCTGCATATATAGTCAATATAGGTTGTAACTTCAACGTCATAATAAACCCAAATTTCTCAGGTCAAGATGTGATAGCTCGATGTATATTAAAAGTTCAAGATTACTTTAATATTGGTAATTATCAAATAAATCAACCTATAAATTTATCTAATATATATTCTTTATTAGATCAAGTTGAAGGAGTACAAACAGTTAAGAATGTTGAAATAGTAAACAAATCAGGCACTAGCAACGGATACTCTAATTATTCATATGATGTCGTAGGCGCAACGCTAAACGGAGTTGTGTATCCATCATTAGATCCATGCATATTTGAATTAAAATATCCAAATACTGATATTCAAGGTCGTGTAGTAACATTTTAAAAATTAATATAAATGTCAATATATAAAATATTTCCAGAGGCAGACGTAACTCTATATTCCGCGTACCCTAAACAAAATACTGGACTTGATGAAATCCTAGAGGTATCAGTAAAAAATTCAACAACATCAGCTCCTGACGACATAAGAAGATCTATAATTCAATTTAATAGCTCAGATTTACAAACCTTGCAGACTCTTAGGGGCACAAAAAATTACGATGTTTACTTAAGAGCTTACTTAGCAAATGCTGAGAATTTAGATACAACATACGGTCTAAACTTTAATCAAGTAGACACAGTTTGGGCAATGGGAGTTGGAAAATTTTCTGATGATCCTATAACAGTTAAAGGAGCGAGTTGGTATAATACCGGATCATACACTAGTTCGATAAATACTTGGCCAAATTCATCTTACTACGTAACCCCCGGTGGAGGTTCTTGGACAGGCACAACAATATCTCAAAGTTTTTCTTATAAAGATAACAAAGATATTAACGTAAAAGTAACTTCATTTTTTTCTAATTGGATTGCAAATAATACAAACGCGGGTATAATAATAAGACATTCTAGTAGCGTAGAAAATAACTCTAATAGTTATAAAGTTTTAAACTTTTTTAGCGCCGATACACATACTATATTCCCTCCGTGTTTAGAAATGCGTTGGGACGATGCTATTTTCAACACGGGCAGTCTATCTGTTATAAGCAATAGTGATACTGAGTTATCAGTAACTAACAACCCATACACTCTAAAATCAACTACAGATAAGTATCAATTTAGATTATCTGCAAGAGATAAATATCCAGCAAGAACTTTCTCTACCTCATCAATATATTTAGTTAATAAAGCTCTGCCTTCTTCATCATTTTGGGCTATTCAAGATGTAAAAACAGAAGACATGATAATAGATTTCAATGAGCCATATACTAGAATAAGTTGCGATGCAACAAGTAGTTTTTTTAATGCATATATGAGCGGTCTTGAACCTGAAAGATATTATAAGATATTGATAAAATATGTATTAAATTCTGGAGAATCAATTGTTGTTGATAACGATTCTATTTTTAAAATTGTAAGATAATGTCGACTAATATAGATTTTATAAAAAAAGTAAATGGTATAAGTACGTATAAAAACGTTATTGATACTAATTTCCACGAATTTATAATAGAACCACCTGTTGCCGCAGAAAATCCAGTAACAGTTGATCAATTTTTCTCTTATTACGATCAATTATTTTACGACATTCCAATAACAGGCGAACAATCTCATACCACTCTTGTGCAAAGAAGTACTCAATATATTGGAGGTAATGTTATGGATGAAGAGAAAGCAGCACTAATAGAAGAGATTAATACACTAAAGCAACAAATAATTGAACTGTCTCAAACATACCTTACTGTGGGAGATATAACGAAATAAAAATAATTTAATAGATGGAAATAGTTAACGTATTATATAATGGAACAGGGAAATCTATTCAAAACTATTCTGATAGGGATTTATCTCTAATAAATAGTACATATATTAATACTACTTTTGGAGATCCCAATGATTATATAGAAGCGTTTATATCAGACGAAGCAGGATCTATATTGAGTTATGATTATAACCTTCAAAGTTATTTTAAAACGTCTGAGGTAAACTCTGGGACTAATAAATTCACATCTATATTAGTAGATCCTCAAAAAGATGTGGCTGACAAAGGGTTTAATAGGGGATCTGTTACTATTCAATATAATGTACTAAAAAATCTTTTTAATTCAAAATACGGGGTTTTTTATTGGATAAAAGAAATTTCTCCTAGTAAATTAGAATTGAAATTATCCTCTCAACAATTGAGTGGAGATACCATGAGATCTGGATTCGGCGCTTATCAAAATTACATATCTCAAAAAAATTATTATTCTGATTTCTATCTTAACTTTGGAGATAATAATTTAATATTAGCCATAAATGCTGCATATGTAAACGATGACCAGGGTAGTTATATACTTGTAAAACTATATGAACCATTACCGACTGACTTCGATATAAAATCTCAGTTGTGGATAGTTGATAAATTATCAGAACCTGTTTCTTTTGCTGTTAGTATTTCTATTGAAGCAGAACAAATAGACACAACAGAAAAATTAAGAGGGCCTAATTTTAAAATTGAAGTAGCTGAAAAAATAGGTCAATCGACTCCGTATTATTCATATAATAATTTATTTTCAGCGCAAGTATCGTCTTCAGTTAGGCAATTGATGTCTTATTATGAAGACAAAGCTGTCGCAATAAATACAGATTATACAGATTTTAATAATTTTATACACTTTTCAAGCGCCACTGAAAGAATTAGCAATTTTGCATATAAAGTTGGACTCATAGAGAATTATAATATTCAAATTGTATCGCAATCTGCAATAACAGGAAATTCTCAAGTAGGATCTATTGCTACAGCTTCTATAAATGTTTTACAAAACAATATAGATTCTATAATAGAAAAATTTGATAATTACGAATATTATTTATATTACGTCTCAGGAACTTACGCTTGGCCAAAATCAGGTTCCGCTAAGCCATACAATCTGTACTCCGCAACATCTTCTCAAGCTATAAATTGGTTGGGTACACCAACAACTGTTCCAACATCTACCAAATTATCAATACTATATTCAGCATCATTATATGATCAAACTAATAAAGATTTATTAAGCGTTAGTATACCACAGTACTTATTAGATGATCCAAACAATCAGCCGTACGTTACCTTCTTGGATATGATAGGTCAACACTTCGATAATATTTGGATCTATTATAAAGATGTGAGTAATAGATTTAATGCGACAAATGATCCTAATACTGGAATATCTTTAGATTTGGTTTCTGATGCTTTGAAAGGATTGGGAATAGAGCTATATACAAATACAAATTTATCTGACACTGCGTATTACAGTTTATTCGGAATAAACGATAAAGGAACAAGTACTTATCCTACGGGCTCTGAAAAAAATATAACGATAATATCTTCTAGCTTGACAAGTTTACCTTACGACCAAATTCAAAAAGAGATATATAAAAGAATTTATCACAATCTCCCGTACTTACTAAAAACAAGAGGTACAGAAAGAGGAGTAAAAGCGCTAATCGCATGTTACGGTATACCAGATTCTATTCTAACCGTAAATGAATTTGGAGGAACAGCTTTAGGAGGAGAAGATATATTCGAATTGAGTGATACTAAAATTAATATAGTGACTCCAACTGAGTTGAGTCAATCTGTATTGTCTCCAAAATCTACCCTTCAACAATATAGTAGCAATTACAGAAAAAATTCATTGAGTGTAGAAGTTGGATTTTCTCCAGCTGATATTCTGAATGCTAATATCACGTCTTCTTTAGTTTATTCAATAGATCAATTAATAGGAAATCCATCACTAAGATATTCTAGTTCTTATGATAGCTTAGATACATACAGAAATAATTATTTCTCTTCTTCGTATAATAAACCACACAGTATAGCAGAATACGTAAGACTTATAAAGTTTTATAACAACTCTTTATTTAAAATGATTAAAGATTTTGTACCGGCTAGATCTAATATATCTACTGGGATAATTGTCAAACCTCACGTTTTAGAGAGAAATAAATACGCTAGAAACGAACCTCAAACAAGTATCCATAACAATTACAGCGAATCTATAGATATGATTTCTATAACAGGTTCTGCTGCTACCAGCTACACTTTTGATACCACTAAAAATAGAAATATAACATCTTCCTTAGGATATATTACTGTGACTGATTCTTTTGGATTCGAGAAATATACGGGCGAATACCAAGGTACAGAATTAACGGCTACAAGCTTATATAGTGTAGGAGATCAAACAGAATTATCCCAAAATTCAATGCTGAGTTCGAGTAGGATAAATTATGGAGCCATTTATCAAAATGTTACAGGATCAGTTAGATCCCAAAGAAGATTGGATTTGGATTACGCTTACAATTCTAGAGTTCCGGTTAATTTTGGAATAGTTACAAAATCTATAAAAGATTCTACTATAGATAATTTTGCGACATACAATAATCCTATGAATCCTTTTGCGGAATTGCAAGATTTCAATTACAACATTCAAAGAAGTACGATACCTAGATATTATGGATCAAAAACGATTAGTCTAAAATACAATACATATACAACAGCATCAGATAGCTGGTCTGGGGATTCTTCATACGGTAGTACTGCTGCTATTGATAGAAATTCTTTTAAAGTAGGTTGGGTAAAAAATATACCAGTCAAAGCTTTGAATTTTCCAGACAAAACAACAGTCTATTTAAAGTACTTAATAGATTCGACTCAAAATATAACTGATTTGTCTTTAGAAAATAATAATATCTTTGAGGTACAAAATACATTTAAATCTGGAGATACTGTAAATTTATCAGTATCAGATGTCAATAAACCGAGCAATCAAAAATCATTAGATGGAACAAAAACTATTTGGAAAGGAGGATTTTCTTTCGATCCTATATTATTTAGAGAGAACGGAGAAGCTCTATATTTTCAATATTTAGACTACTATAAAAAATACACTAGTTACGAAGGCTTTTATACAGAAAATAGAGCATATAGAAACTTTTTTAGCCAACCAGGAGTTAATACAAGTTATGTAAATAATGTTAACCAATTTGATCCAAATCAAATTCTCGCAAATGATCCTAATGGACCTGGAATTAGCGGATATTATTCAAACTATTATGATAGACCAGCTGTACCTCAGAGATATTTAGATCCTGCTACAGATCCCATACTATCAGATACAGCATATACTTATGACGAATGGAATACTTTTATTACTAGTAATATATGGTTCTCAACTCGAGCGCCTAAATATGATAATAGCAATCCATACGCAGCAAGTTTTGCAACAACTCCATATCCATATATGAGAAAAACATGGAGACTACCCGTTTATATGAACGAGTTTACTAAACCATGGACACAATTGAATGATCCAGATGATAGCGTAAATCAAGATCCTGCAATATTTGTAGCTCCCACTAATGCAACATATGAAATCGGATCTGGTATTTCTTTTGAGATGCTTATAACTGTAAACGCTTCGGCAGGTACTAATACGACAAGTGGACAATTAACAAATCAAATCTTATCTCAAGGCACGGCTTTTAAAATATTTGGACTTTTAGAAAAAAGTACAGATGGAGGTAATACTTGGTCAGTAATATCTGCAGGTAATTTATCAGCTCAATTTTATACTTATACTAATAATACACTTCGTATAAATGCTTCTAATTTAAGCCAATGGATTCCTGTTACTATTAAACTAAATAATACTGGAACTAATAGCGTTACTTTACAAAGAGGAGATCGGATTAAATATAATATATTTATCGTTGATCTATTGGCTTCATTTAGACACTGTAGTACGTATTCTATTCGTTTTAATAACGGTTCCAATAGTTCATATTTACAACAGATACCTTATAGTCAATTAACATATACGGATTTTTATGGAAATTTCGTTAATCAAAACTCAATAATTGGTACTCCACCTTTTAATTTCTTTGGTTGTTATAATACACAAGATCCAAGATATACTTTTGACACTAGCGCAGTAATTGATCAAAATGCAAATTTTTTTGGAATCAATAATAATATTCTAACAATTAATGACCCTTTACTGTCTTTATTTGTAACGTCTTCACAATTTTTACCTGACACGTCTTCAGCCGTAGGAACATATGAAAATTACTCGCCCGTTATAAATCCTTTATCTATACAACCAGGAGATATAATAAGATTTGGATCTTTTAATTCTCCACAGATCAAGTACGCCACTGTGATATCTTCTACTCCGCCAAATACGACAGTTTTTACACCAACAACAAGTCAATTTTCTTTTAATAATGTACCAGTTACTTTCTTTACTAACAATAGCTATTATAATTCAGTTGTTCCAGGAGGAGGAAATTCTTCTATTATAAGAGTTTCAAATGTCAGCTCTTTTGGATATGGATCTCTAAATAGTTGGCTAAATCAAACTCCGACTTTTGGCTCAATAAAAGTATCTTTAAGTAATTCTCTAAATGATAATGCTGTTCTGAATCTTAAACCAACCAAAGCCTATTATGATGGCACATATATTTATATATTCATATCAGAAGCTGTGATACCAGAAACACTAACTCAAGCAACTATAATATTAATTGGAGGTAATGCTGTTACAAGTACAAATCTTACTTTTACGCTTAACTCATATATAGATGCTACTGCTATAAATGTAAATAAAGATTTTGCAATTTTGCGTCAAAAACCTGATGAAACTTCGGTGATAGTAGATTTTAAAAAAGTAGATGGAGAAGTATCTCAAACTATTTTAGTACCGCAAGATGCTAATATAGCAATAAAATCTAAAGTGGGAGAATTATTTAGAAACTTTAATACAGATTTACAAAATACTACAACAACAAATTAAAAAATGATTAATTTATATTATACGCCATCGTCAGGATCTTTATCCTCGAGTATATTAATAATTCCAGATAATACTAATATAAGTCAATCTTCATATCGAGATATAACTTTAGATATAACTTCTAGCCAATATAAAGTATCAGGATCATCTAATTTTTTAAATTATACTAGAGTATATATTAAAAGTGGTAGTACGACTTACGCGTCTTTCCCTGTAGATGAAACAAATATATACTACTTAACTCCATACGAATACATATATTATCCTGATCCTAATAAAATTATAACTTCTTCTGCATCTGATGTTTTTGTAGATTTCCAAGTTAATTCTCCAGTCACATCTTCATTAAATAAATTCGAAATTGTGAATTTGTTATCGTCTTCTTATTCATCGTCTACATTTATGACAAGTTTTGTATCTGGAACTTTGTATAACTTACAATTGTCAAGTAGTGGATTATTTTCTTCAAGAAGTATACTAATAGTTAACACTACTAACAATCAATTTGAGTATTATACAAGTTCTTTTAGTAGTAATATATCCACTTATTTTTCTTCTAGCAATAATTTTAACGATTATTCGATATCAGCTTCTGTCAGTGAATATCCTTACGTAAAATTATCATATACAGAATCGTACTATCCAGTTACTAACACCAGCAGTTTGAGTGATTGGAACGCTTATTTAAATATCACTGCTTCCTTTTTATCGACTTCATTAAATTCATTTTATTTAGGTGGAGGAAATTTGTCAAACGTAACCAATATTGGTGATATTAATAATAGCATAAGTTACGTTACCTTATCAGATTTCGACTCTTCAGGTTTAAATAGTCTAACCACACTTAAAGCTATCGCAAGCGATCTTACTAATTTTCCAGATGCTTCGAAATTACCAAATCTTACTACTTTAGAATTATATGATAACGCGATAACCGGTAGCATATTGTCACTAAATAATTTAAGTAGTTCCTTTATTAACACCTTTACTATTGGTAATAATAATATATCAGGAAGTATTAACGATTTGTTATCAATTTTACCTCAATCAATTAGTACTGTAGAGTGCTCTATAAATAATTTCACTGGTAGCGTGCCTGATTTATCTTCGTATTTGCAATTGTCATCTTTTGATTGTTCGTATAATCGACTATCAGGAAGTATAGCTCCACAAACAAAACAGTTCTCTTTGAACACTCTTAATTGTAATAACAATTATCTTAATGGATATATACCAGATTTAAGTAGTTCATATGCTTTACAATATTTTGATTGCTGCTGCAATAATTTATCGGGTAGTACTCCTGATTTATATCCTAATTATATAATGCAATCTTTTAAGTGCTCTAATAATAAAATGTCGGGTAGTATATCTAATATATCAAGTTCTTATTTGCATCCATCTGAATTATCGTATTTCGATTGCAGCTATAATGCTTTAACTGGTAATATACCATCAATGGAGACATACGTTACAAAGATGACGGTTTTTAATTGTTCTAATAATAAATTATCAGGGAAAATTCCTTCTACATACAATACATTAATGACCACATTTATATGTAGCAACAATCAATTAACCAGTTATCGTGGATTAGATGGAGATTATCCTATATCTACGTATATGACGTATTTTGATGCTCAAAATAATCTACTATCACAAGCAGCTGTAGATCGAATACTGCTTGAAATAGACACCTATTGCGCTTTACCCTCAGAGGGTGTAGGAGAAGTATATCTAGGAGGAACTGGAAATTCTGCGCCTTCTGCGGCTGGCATAGTCAGCAAGAATTCATTGATAGCTAAAGGTTGGACGGTTTCAACTAATTAGTGAACCAAAAAGATAATAAACAAACTTAAAACAATAAAGCATTATATTTATTAATAGTAAAATTTACCAATAATATGTCATATTTAAGTAGTACATCAGTCGTAGTAGACGCAATACTAACAAAGAAAGGAAGAGAATTATTAGCAAGAAACGATGGCTCTTTCCAAATTACGCAATTCTCATTATCAGATGATGAAGTCGATTATAGTTTATATAATCCAAACCATCCTTCAGGATCAGCTTTCTATGGAGAAGCTATAGAGAACATGCCAATATTACAAGCGTATCCAAATGATCAAGAGATAATGAGATACAAGTTATTGACTCTTCCAAGAGGAACAGCGAAATTACCTGTATTGGATTTAGGGTACAGCAGTATCACAATAAAACAAGGATCGTCTCTATCGGTAACTCCTCAAACATTAAATTACTTAGGAGCAAATACAACTTTCGAGCAATCAGGATACGTTGCTACTATAGGAGACGTTCGTACTATGTCAACATTCACGGGAGTGGGTATAAATACGGCTGAAGCTAATGCATTAAATACAACAACTACTATAGGAACGAATGTGAGTTCTACAGTAATAGGCACAACAATAAACTTAACTGCAACAACAATAAATACTTTATTCGGAAGCAACACAACTCTATACACGACTCTTACAGTTATAGGAAGAGATTCAGGAGCTAGAATATCAATCCCAGTACAAATCACAAAAGTAACATCATAATATGTCATTTACAAAATTCGATCCAACAGATCTAGTAGTATCATCAGATTCGGTAACTGCTCCAGCATGGAGTAGTAATTTACCTACATTAAGTCAATTTTATACGGGTTCAACAGGCATAAGTGCGAATAATTATTATGTGGACGTATATAATACTTCTTCAGCTGACATTTCGGCAGCAATTCAATTTTCTATAGCGTATGGACATATAAATGGAACTGGTTCCGCGCCTCTTAATAGTCTCATTCCAAGTAAAACTCCAACAAGAATTAACTACGGTCAATTTAGAAATATAATATATGGAGATAATGAAATTAATGTTTCATTTGGTACCGGAATGACGTCTTCTCTAGATTTAATTGCTATAGCTATCGATAGAAATAGATATAAAGAAAGTTTATTTCCTGGTACTTTTAATTTAACTTTAACATCAGGATCTACAACCATTAAATTAACTGATAATTCTAACGATATAAGTACTGTAACGTATTTAGACTGCGGAAGAGCTTACGATATTGTTTCTGGATCTTACGGATCTGCCGCCAGTTCTCCACTAATCACAGGAGCACCGGCTGTTGGATACACTGCAACAGGATCTTACGGATTATTTTTGCCCGATGTTGGACTTATAATTTTGAATCCTTACGCGTTAAGAGCGCCAACTAATAGGGGAGGATTAGGAATGGGTTCTTATAACGTTGTGGGATCTACTGCTAATGGATGGTATCCTGCGGGAGAAATACTTAAAACTATACAATCTGGTAGCAATTTCCAATTAAATTCTCAAGAGACCATCTCTTCTGATTATATATTCGTTAGAATAAAAAATGCTGAATACAACTACACAACTAATCCTTCTTTTATTTCAGGATCAGGAAATTTGATCTATTCTAATTACATATATAATCCTCAAACATACATTACTACAGTTGGTATGTACAACAACAATAACGAATTATTAGCAGTAGCTAAGTTATCTAAACCACTCGTAAAAGATTTTACCAAAGAAGCTTTGATTAGGGTTAAATTAGATTGGTAATACAAGATAAAAAATGAGTAGAGCATCAAATACACTAAAGGCGTCAGATATATCAACTACTCCTATAAAATTGAGATATGCTTTCACTGCGTCAAGTGTAGACTATAGCACTTACGGTATAACAGTTATTAGCGGATCTAATGGATCAGTGACAATTACGGGTTCTGTAAATCAAAACATTGTTAACTATCGTACAATACGACAACTATATTATCAAAATTGGTTAACAGGATCTTTAATACCATCTGCTAGTTATTGGAACTCTAATCAACAATCTACTGCTTGTTCAGGATCTCCCGAATACGAAAATAGATACTTTCCAACAGAATCAAATGCACGCATACAATGTATAGCAATTCCTCCAACAGTTTTTGGTGAGCAAATATCTAGAAATTCATTGTTTATAAGAGCAACAGCAGGAGGAAGTAATCCGTATACTTTTACTTTTTATGATGATGGAAATGGAAACATATCTGGTTCGGTAAATTCTACTAATTACGGACAAGTAGGAAACGTAATATACTCTCAGGGAATAGTTATTATGACCGATAGCGCAAGTGTTGTATTAGATTGCATAACCGGATCGTATACAACATGTTCATTCTTAGCAGAGACTACAATATATCAAAACGAGTATAGGTGTCACGTAAGCGAAAACGATTTTAATTACACACAAAATCCGAGCGCAACTAAATCAACTACTACGGGATCTTATATAGATGCTATAACGGGCTCTGATTTTAGACCTTACGCAACAAGCGTTGGATTATATAATGCAAGAAATGAATTACTTATTGTAGGTAAACTATCTACTGCGTATCCCATTCCTCCAAACACCGATATGACTTTTGTCATCAGAAACGATAGCTAGATATTTATAATAAAGGCTATGACAAATTGGTTGTATCAAGGTCAAGAGTACCTCGCTCTAGAAGACTTTCCAGAAAACTGTATCGGATTCGTTTACAAGATCTATAATGCAGACACAGGCAAGATCTACATCGGTAAAAAAATCTTAAGAAACTTACTTACAAAGAAACTGACTCTCAAAGAGAAATCGGAGTGGAGCAAACCAGGAAAAGTTCCTAGTAAAACCAAGATTGTAAAAGAGTCGGATTGGGCCAAATACTACGGCAGTTGTAAACCTCTATTGGAAGACGTTAAAGTTTTGGGTCCACACAAATTCAAGAGAGAGATCATAGAGTTCTGCTTTAACAAAAAACAATTGGGATATTACGAAGTGTACTATCAAATGGTATACGAAGTACTCGCTACCGACTCATATAATGAAAATATATTAGGTCGTTATTTTAGAAAAGACGTCAAGCAACAGATTGAAAATCAATAAGTTGCAACTCGTTGATTACCAATGAGTTACCTAATTCATTTGGAGCTCACCCGTGATCTATGGACAAATCAAAAAAAGCCGTTAATAGTAACCATAGGACAAAAAGAAAGGGAGCTACCATGAGCTCCCCATCAATTATGTGATAGTTTCTTTATTACTTCTTATTGATTCCCGCTAATTTTGCCATTCTACGAGCTTCGTTCTTAACGTCATCGTTTGATGGCTCTTTAAAATTAACTACTCCTTTTTGTAACAGAGCTAATTTTGTGGTAGCTGGTTGCTTATCAGCATCTGTCTGTGGCATGTTTATTCTGCCTGGAGCTCCTGCAACTGGTTTGTTTTTTCTTATCAGTTGTTGAAGGTTTCCGAATATAAATTTAGCAATAGCTTCTTTGCTATCCAATTTATTTTTCTCTTTGTATAAAGCTTCTGCCTCAGGAGTTAGGTTTTTATTTACTGCGTCTTGAACTTGCTTCAAATTTATGCCAGCTAAAATGTTAATGCCTTTTGGATTAGCGGCAGGAACTTTACCCATTTTTGCGGCAATAGCAGCGTGAACTAGTTTTAAGATCTCTGTAGGTTTCAAATCTCCTTGAATATTAAGAGCTTCCATTTTAGCTTTAGGATTCGCAGCGTATACTTGACTCCATCTGTGGTGACCATCAATGATATACTTGTTGTTATAGGTAACAATTGGTCCACCAACATTAGCATTGCCATCTAATATGCTTGCTAAACTTTTATATTGATCAGTTAGAATGTTCATGATACTCTGATCGAATCCTATTTCACTTTGAGTAGGAAGAAGATTCAATACCGGAAGAGTTATCTTTGCATAATTTACTTTCTCGTCGTTAGGATCCCCATCAGTTAAACCAGCTTTTAAAATGGCTTGAACTTTTGGATCTGATGCGATCTTTTTGAATTGAGCTACAAAATCTGAAACTTTGGTTGCTTTGAACGCAGCTCCTAATTTTTTAGCCGCTTGCGCTCTATTCATCGTTTGCTTCATAGGATTATCGTTAGGCAATCCTTTTTTCTCTTCGCTTAAGCTCTCTATTATGAGCTTTAAAATTTCTAATTCCATTATGATAATAATTTAGATATGTATGTTTTAATTTCTCCGCCTTTAACAGCTGCTAATGCAGTTTCTAAAGTAGCAAGAGATATTTCTTTAGATTGAAGCGCTTTGATAGCAGTAGCGCCTGATGCTATTAACATAATGGCAACTATAACGTGAAACAAGAAGTGAGAAACCTTTTTAGCTTTAGCAGGATCTTTTACAAACTTAGCTACAACTTTCTCTAAAGGAGCTTGGTACAAGTGATGTAAATCATCTGCAATCTTTCCAAGTTTAGCAAACCAATTCTCTTCTTGTTCTTTCTCTGTAGGTTTTTTACCCATAATTTTATTGATAACTGTTGAAGCAGCTTTTCCAAATTTAGATACTAAACCTAAAATTGCAGGCATCGCTACAGCTAAACCAGCTACAGTTAAAAGACCTTCGTTTTGTTCGTCTGATTTATCTTCTAAAGTAGAATCTATATTGCCGATTAAAGAGCTCATTTGAGATTTGAGTTGCGCTACAACATCAGCCTCTTGTTTTTCAGCTTCTGCTTCTAATAATAAGTTCATTAATTTCATACCTATAAATATTAACTATTTTCTAATATCCAAGTTCCTCCAAGGATTTTAGTTTTTTTGTGGACTAATCCAACAATATTATGTCTTGCTATATTATATTTTTCTGAAAATGCTTTACGAGTGCCTTCGAATGTTTCTTTAGTTTCAATATTAAAGAATTTATAAACGGCATTGTCTGATGTTCTTTCTCTAATAGATTGTTTAAATTCTTCTGAAGCTTTTTTACCTTTATTTTTATTTGGTTTTCTTAAATTCGATAAATGATTTTCTGAAAAAACCCTATCTTTATGAGCAATACTTAATTTTAATTTTGTCTCTTTTGAATGTTTTTTTCCTAGCATTCCGCTAGGCTTTCCCAAATGGTGATTTTTTATTTTATCTCTAACTTCTTGAGTAAATATTATTTCTGCACCTCTAGCATTATTATACCATTCATCGCTCGATATATCTATAGATTTTAAATAATCTTGTTCATACTTTAAACACTCGTCTCTAGTGCCCTCAAAAAGTATCTCTCTTTCGAATTGATCTGTTTCAAAATCTTTCCAAAAATTATCGTTAGAAGTTGACGAAATATATCCATCGTCTAAAGTTCCTTTGTGGTAACCTACGTATTTTTTGCATTTGGTTTTATTTATCCACAAATATACAAATGAGTCTTTCATATCTTTATTATAAATATATGCTTTTATTGTAAAAAACACTTATGATAAAAACATGTTAATCTGTCAATAAATTTTTCTCCTGTAAATTCTCTAAAAAATCAGGGTGATTACCTAAATTATATGTAATAGGAAAAATCCATCCATAAGGAATATTTTTTGTTGGTTTTTTTGCTCCATGATTTATTGCTACATGTTTAAAATACAGGCATGATTTATCTTCCACGTTCAAATACTTCTGACTTGTCATAGGATTCCTCGCGTCATTTACGAGAATGTCCATTTGATAAAGCCAAGTTTCCGCTTGCTTGTTTTCTGGGATGAACAAACCATTTTCGTTTATAGAATATTTAACTTTACCATTAAGATTGTGTCCACCAAAAATCTGATGTAAACCATCGAAGTGACCAGTACCTCCAAAAAGAACAGATTCAGGATCTACTAAGTGAGGATATGCCATCGCAATATATCTCGCTGTGTTTTTACACGGATATAGAGGACTTCTAAAGTTTTGATGTTCTTTAAAATAAGACTCTAGAGCTTTAGCAAATTCCATCATTGTCCATTTCGTTCTATCACCTCTTTCAACAGATCCTAATAAATCGTCAGCAAGAAATTTAGCAGCCTTGTAAGGACCGCTCAGGAGCCACTCCTTTACGTTTGTGCCTTTAGGATAATATATCTGAAACAAATCATTACGAGCGTGCCTATTGTTTTGAAAATGACTCTCAGCACCACTTGTGCCTTCGTTCATCAATTTATTTAGAGTTCCCCAATGTTCGTTAGAAAAACTAAATACTAAAGTATAGAATAATCTTAATTCGTTATCTGTAATAGATTGCATAAGATCACAGAAAGGATGTTCATGCCAATGTAGTCGATGACTAAATATTTGATATTCGTCTTTTAATAAAGAATCTTGTCTGTCGTCAAACACTCTACAGAACTCGAAAAATTTATCTAAACGTTGATCTAAAGACCAATTTGCCATCCAACTATCTTTTGGTTTCTTACCTTTAAATTCTACTTCGCAAGTATTGATGTATTGTATATCGCTCATAAATTATTTTTATAGGAAAATTCCTGTGTTATATAAAACTTGTACTTTCTCTTTGTAGTCTGTTTCTGTCATGCCTATAGACTTTAAAATCTTATCGTCTGATGGATGATCTGTCATGTCTTTAAAAGTAGGAACTAGATTAAGATCTAGCATCGCTTTTTGCCTACCATACGGATGATTCCTGATTCCACAACTATTCCACAAATTATCGTAATCCAAGTGTCTATAATCGTTACCGGGTTTTACGTAGTTTTCTACATAACGAATAAAGTCACAGGTAACGTCTTCGCTATTGTAAGGATAAGCTCCAGTATCTTCGTAGATCTTTCTTGTTATTAGATCTAAAAGAGCTTCTTGAGGAACTCCTTTAATTTTTTTTGCTAGATAGTTTAAACATTCGATAGCATTAGTGCCGTAATAGAAAGGGCTCTCTTTGTTTATGTATTCAGGAAACCAATCTGCTATATCGGCAATAAACGCTGCGTATTGAAATTTGAATGCTCTGAATCCTCTCTCTTTATTCCAAGCAAACATAAAGTCTCCTATTTGTCTGAAGTTTTTCTTTGTTCCTCCTTGCTCTAAGAATGCAAGCACGTCTGTAGCCAATTGAGGAACCCATTCGCAGATAAAATAATCACCTCCTCTTTTGTAGTTGCCTTCGGGTTTTGGAAATGCAGCTATCTGATAGCCGACTGATGTGTAAAACGGAGAGATACGATTCTTTATCTTTTCTACCATTTGAGGAATGCTATCGCACTCGTGTAGATCGAATAGAATGCTATTGTGATAACCGCTTGGCTTCCTTGAGTAATTGATAGCAGAACCAGTTAAACGATGAACCAAAAATAAAAAGAACCAAGCTTCGATATTTAACTTGCTCTTTTTTCCTGTCCATAGCGGAGCAATCTTTTTTCTTGGCTCGCTTGCCAAACCAGCTTCCATGCGTTTCCAATAAGGATGCTCATCCGTCCAACCATAGAATATATCGTTAACAATCTGAGAGAATCCTGCGTACTTTCTTTCGACTACATCATAAAGCTCTACGTGCTTCATAAGTTCGTCTTGAATTGAGGATTCTGCGTGAGGAATGAGGCCTAAATTGCACTCTTCTTGTTGGATTTTTGCTAACTGATAGTACCGCAGAAATTCTGAGTAGTACTCAGTCATCGATAACAATTTTGTGTTCATGAACTGTTTTTTATTTTTTAAATTATACTTTTCTTTTTTTAGCTGCGTTACGAATTTTTTCTATTGTTTCTTGAGAATGCTTTTTTCCAAAAAATGGATGATTAGATCCAGTTTTTATTTCACTCATTTTTTTCAATGTTTCCTCAGAATGTTTTTTTCCTTTTTTAACTTCGCTCATATTCTTTCTATGAGAATCTGAAAATATACGACCATTAGGAAAACATATTTTTCCTAAATGAGATAGTCTATTTTTCTCTTTTGATTCTTCTGAATTAACTCTTCCTAAGCTTGATTCTCTCATTTTTTGTTTTGTTTCCAATGAGTGTTTGCCTTTACTTCCAGGTTCTCTAACATTTAACATATCGTATCCGCAATCTTTATGTTGTTGCCAATAATATGTTTCATACTCATTTAATATGTCTTGGGATATATCAATAGGTAATTCATGAACTATTTCAAATTTATGAGATTCCCAACCATATTTTTTTAAAGAATAAAAAAGTTTTCTCTGTCCTTCGCATGTAATTTTTTCATACGATCTAATTCTAGACTCTATAGTCCAACTTTGACCAATATATACTTTATTTATAGGAGATGTTATTTTATATATACCAACCATGTTTTATTATAAATATGTAAATTCTAACTTTTTGCATAAATCCTTTCAAACATTGCGTCTAGTTGTTCGCGCATTCGCATTTCGTCGGTTCTCATCGGTTGTTCGTAATCCGTCCACTCTTCTTTACAGTGTCCTATGCCGAGAATTTTAACGTGCTTTGCTTTCTTTTGGTCGAGAGCAATGTACTTTGTAACCTCTATCGCTTCGTTCTGAGTTCTAGCCATAACGCAGCAAACGTAATCTTGACACTTCATCCAATTAGGCTCAACTTCTCTTGCGTCATTAAAGTGTAAATAATAAACTGTCATGGGTTTCCAAGGCAAACTCTCTCTGATCAGCCTCTCTTTTTCTACTCTTGCCCAATTCACGTACCAATTTAGAACGTGATCGTCAACATCTATGTCGTAATCGTACAACTGAAACACTTTCCAAGAATCTAAAGCATATTTTCCTATGCCTCTCATTTTTTCTAATTCATAAACGGGTATATTAGTTCCACCGAACTTATCGACTGCGTCTATCCACTCTTGGCTAAATTGCTTCCAAGCTTTTGCTCTTTTGTTGTAGAAGCCTAATATTTTTATTTCCTGAGCTATTTCTGTTTCGCTGGCTGAGATCAAACTTTCTGGATTGGGAAATATATTAAAGAAGTCTTCACGTATCTGGTCGACTTGTTTGTGACTCGTTTGATTCAACATGAAACATATTATGAGCATCTTCCATGGCTCGTCTCTATATTGCTCTTGTCGTGTGTTGTAAGGGGAAATACCTAATCTCATAACTTTTATTTAATTAAATATAATAAAAAACCCCCAAAAAGGGGGCTTTAAAAATAGAGTGAGGAGTTAATTATTTGTTTTTAATAACTGACCATACAGCACCTACTGCAGTCATAACTGCGCCAATTACTTCGTTAGATACTGCTTCTGTAGTAATGCCTTTGATTACTAAGATACCACCTACGAAAGTCAACGCGTGACGGATGATACCTAATACTTGTTCTTTGTTCATGTTTTTTTGTTTTTTGTTATTTAATAGTAGTTTATATAACTACGATTATCTATTATAAATATTTTAAAATCTCTCTAGTTATGATGTATTATGCAATAATCATATCATCAAGCTTGTCTTTCAACAACTTCTTGATGTCTACAGCATCGAATCCTTCGTCGTCCAAATCTTGGGCGATCATCATAACAGCTTCTGCAAATTTAGCTAACTGTCTCTGATCTACAAGACCTTCAATTCTGCTTGGCATTTCTTCATCATCCCTTCTACGATCGAAATAATCGTTCTCCATCAAATTCGCGTCATCGAGATCTTCTACATCAGGATTCATAGTTATCATGTAATATACATCGCTTGGATTCATTCCATATTCATCAGCAAGCATCTCTTCGATCTCTTCTGATTGCATCTCTTGAGGTATCATCTTAGAAAACATTTTACCTGATTGGTAGTCCATTACGAATAGCGTGGCCATTCCCATTCCAGCTTCTCTTACGCCAGTTTTAACCATATCTACCGCCATATCTTCAGAAGAATCGTATGGAGTTTCCATGTATCCTTCGTGTACGCCTTGAAATTCACCCATTCCCGGAGCTTTTATAGGACTCTTCTCGTAATCAGTGCTTGTAGGATTGAGATTTGCATCTTCAACCATATCAAGGAAAGGAGCGATTGCAGCGATGTAAGCTTTGATATTTGGAAATACATCTTGATCAAGAACTTTTAACATTTGTGTTGAACCTGCTTTAGATTGAAATTCTACTGGGGTACCGTGACCGTCCCATCCTGGAGTTGCAACAACTACTGCGCTATCAATATCTGGATGAGACCAAACGATCAAACCAGGGTGTTCCCAACTTGCCATCCAATCTCCGTGACGCGGTTGTAAGCGATCAATATCTGCGATCCACTTGTTTGGTTGTGTTTGCTCATCGTAATCAGCGGTATCAGTTGGATCCCAGCCAAAATCTTTATCTTGTTTGCGAACTCCATCGCCAACTACTGATGGATCTTTAACGCCTCCGAAACCTTCGAATGCTTCGTTTATTTTGCCTTTAGACAATTTCTTTGTTTGATTAGTAAGAGGATTGTCTCTAAGGTATTTGTGTAAATTGAAATCTTTCATTTTTTGTTTTTGTATAGTTTATAAATTTTTTATCTAAAATCGTTGTACCAAGTTTTTGTCTTATAGAGATTATCAAATGCTATTAAGAAAGTCTTCAACGCTCTTGCTTTATTTAAAGCATCTACTTCGCTTCCTCCAAAGTACGTTCTATTTATCTGCGCTTCTAATTTACCGGTACGAATATCGTCTATTTTAAAACTGTCTCTTGGAAACAAGCTAGCAAAAGTGAATATATCTTTTGATAACAATCCAGATGCTTTAACCGCAGACATAGCCGCCATAATTTCTGGTTCTTCTTGATATACGGATTCTGCGTTTTTCTTTAGGTGAACTAAAGCATTCGCTAATTTAGAATTTGCTGCGAACGCTTCGTTCAATAAATCCTTTAACTGTATCATGATTAGTCTAACTTGTTTACGGTATCAACAAATTCATCGTAGTTATTGTTATCGCTAGAAGAACTACCATCGTACTTACTTGTATTGTTATTCTCTATCTCGTCTTTAACCATAGAATCAACGAATTTTTTAAAAGCTGCTACAGTTGCTGGAGTGTAGAAACCATCTTCTTCAGGACTTGGTCTACCAGCATTTATCATATTAACATCAATCATTGCAGCAACTTCAGGTAGTCCATATTGCAATAAGTTCTCTCCGTTTCCTCCACCTTCAAAACATCTTTCAGATGCAGCTTTAACGTAATCAACTAAAGCTCCGTCTAATGATTCTTTCAAAAGAGGATTGTTCTTTCTGTATTGTGTGTAGTTAAAATCTCCCATTAGTATATTTTTTTATTAATAAATATGTGTAGTTTAATTATAAGTGTACTCTCTTGCCATCTACGACTACTGATATAATAGGCAAACGTCTTTCGTTGCTTTCATTTATTTTTCTGATGAAAGCAGTGGGATATTTCACCTTATCATAAGTCTGAGAAAATCCATCTGAATATGTAACTGTAACATCGTGACCGCCTGGTTGTAATGATAGTGGATTCGTTCTGTATTTGTCTTTTACGTGAATATGTTGTTTCATAACTTATTTTTTTATAGTGAATGTTGTTGTTACTTTCTTTTCAAGAGTTATCATATTACCAGCTTCAATTATCATATACTCTTCTGGATCTTTCTCTGTAAAAAATTCTTCTAATTCAGAAGCTGTGAATAATCCTTCATGATAATTATCAGATATCGATATAACCACATACTTCTCATATTTTACTTGTGGCTTATCTTCAGCGACCATACGATCAGCTAATGCGTCTATTTCTTTTTGTAATTCTTTAGTGGTATCTGATATGCCTCCAGCTTTTTCTAACAAATCATAATAAGCCCAATGGTAAGCTGAAGTACCATCGCACTGTTTTTCTACGTAGTACCTAGTAGCAAGATCGTCTAATTGATCAGGTGTCACGTTATATGTTTTCAATACATCACACATTGAATCGTACTCTCCATCGTCTAATATGTTTGTGCTTTTTGATTTTGGAATCAATACGCAATTTAGACTATAGAAATAAGCAGGTCGATTCGTTTTAGGGTTGATATCGAGCTCTCTTACTACTGTGCCTTTGTCAATCATTTTCTTTAATAGCTGATTAGTATTTCCCCAATCGTATCCAATCTTTCTGCAAGACACTATATAAGGTTTTAAATGAGAAACTATATCACGCTCTACAACTGATTTACCATCGCTCAGAAACTTCTCTATGCGAATTTCGTAAGTTTCGCAGTTAGCTTCGCTGCGTGTCCAACCTACGGGACGTACAACACTCCAAAGACCGTTTGGTAATTTTACTAATTGACCGCTATTTGTTTTTTTAACGAAGTGACCTTTTGGCGTACCAACTTTGCTGGCTAAAAACGCTGCACTATAATTAGAATGAAATGCGAATGCGTCTGAATAGAAACCGCGATTTTCTTTCTTATCGAATGTGCCTGCGCCGTTCTTGTCTTCGTAAGCAAATTTGATAATGTCTGTGTAACGCATTGCGTTTCCATTGTCTTCGATGTGTCTGAATGTTTTTTCTCTTCTTGTCATAACTTGTTTATTTTCGTTTTTAATATTGTTAGATTGTTCTTTAATATTGTCTGATTGTAAGAATGTAGCTATGTTTTGTTTGTTAACGCGATAATAATATCGACCCCAATTGTCTTTACTTGAAGTCAAGAATCCGCTGTTTATCAACCAATAACGAATAGGATCGTATTGCTGACTTTTATAAAGAGTTGTGTTTTTCTGAATGAGATCGTGAGTGCGTTTTAAATAGGGAAATTTAACTAATTCGATTTTTTTATCAAGAGTAGCACGAGTGATAATCATGTCTACGTTAGAATCTAAGATTTGTTTTAATACTTGTTTTGCTTGAGATAAACTGCGATTAGATAGTGCCATAACTTATTAATTTTTTTTATTATATGCCGACCGATATTGGTCGATTAGGGTAAAAGTACTAAACAGCCACGACATGGTAAAGCAATATAGCAACTATTTTTGAAAATACTTCAGGGAGAACCAAAGAGTTACATATATGTTTTATTATTATATATAACTTGTTGATCTAATGCGCATAAAAAAAGGAGATATTATGTCTCCTTTATATAAGTCCATTCATTTTAGCAATGCCTTCGCCTTTATTTTTAAATGCTTTATGCAGCATCAATAGTAACTTTGTTTTAGCGTGTTTTCTCTTTAGTTTGAAGTTTCTTTTTGTTTTTTTCATATTGTCCTTTATAAATATAGGAGAATAGATTTTCAATTTTATTTTTTGAGAATTTTTATTTATTGATATCGAATGTTAGATTTTTGTAAATTCTTATCTGATCCGAGCGATAGTGTCTGACGATTCCTCCGACGCAATGAACAACGCACCAAATATCGTTCTCAAAAGTTCCACTATTAGTAACGTAAATAGCATAACCGTCTATACCATCTTCAACAACTACTGGAATCGGGTTTTGAAATTCTAACATCATTATATGTAATCTTTTTAATTTCCAATAATTTATTAATGATAATATATTGTTACATTATTATTATGATCTATTAATATAGCGGTTCTATTTTCAACCCAATCTCCGGAATTAAGATAATGGTGATTATTTATTATCAAATCTGCTAGTTGATGTATATGTCCGCATATCACTCCATTGCAGTTATGTTTATTTGCCATTTTAATAGCTGCGTTTTCAAAGTCATTAATATAACTAACTGCTGATTTAACTTTAGCTTTGATTTGTTGAGATATAGATTGGTAGGGTAATTTTCTCCATGCTCTATATTTGTTATACCATCTATTAAGCCACAAGGCTAAATCGTATCCAATTGATCCTATCTTTGCTAACCACTTATATTTTGTAATGAATACATCTATTACATCTCCATGAAATACAAAATACTTTTTATCTCCTACATCTAATACATAATCCTCTACTATT